CCCAATCACCTAACCACTTTCCCTACAGCGTCGCCCTCGGTACTAAAGGTTAAACGGTATCCCGCTTGTGTACTCGACCTCATTCTCATAAGGCGCAAACGAATTAACACAATTCATTCACTTTATCCCACTTTCGTGGTTTATTTTCAACTACCCCGAAGGATAGAAGCCACCGAAGTGGATGGATCATACACGACCCAATTGACCTAATAATTTTCTACACTTAAAGAAAGGGAGGTGTTAATTCGCTTTATTTATTTGTGTCAACTTTTCAGTCGGTCTATAAATCAAAGAACGTTTTTTCAAATTTTTTATCGGACGTTTCCGAATTTGTTTTACAAAGTTACAACTTTTATTTTGTTTTGTCAAGTACTTTGTCAATTTTTTTTAGTTTTTTTCTATGAAAACATCAAAGGTTCCATTTTTTCTAGCCATAATGTTAGCAAATTCAAAATTAGGTGTATAAACCTTTTCTCCTTTGTTATTAACATATGAATAGATTTCAACTACTTCGTTTGTTACTTCAGACATATTTAATTATTTCAATCTTTTATACAAATCAGAACGTTTCCTGATTGTTTTACAAATATAAAAACTTATTTTGTATTAATCAAATAAAAATATAGAAAATTTGTCAGAGATAAGTATAAATATATGTTAAATCACCAAAAGACAAAAAAATTACAATTTTTTATAATAAAAATCTTTTACACCGTCTGTTTGATGTAAAATATAACCTAATTTATTATATAAATTTTGTGCTGGTGTATTATCACAAGCAGTGATTAATGTTACGTACTTAAATCCTTTATCTTTTGCTAATTTGTGGGACATATTCATTAATTTTTTACTATACCCTTTTCCTTGGTGTTCGTCATTTACCCTTAAATCGTGTAGATAAACAGAGTTTGAACTATTAAAGAACCCTTTATCGCAATTTCTAACACAATATTTATCTCTATTTTTGTCAAATCTTTCAACGTCCCAATCAAAAGTATAAGAATTATCAAAATCAAGTATGTTTGAATAACCTATAACCTCTTCGTTAGGGCTTACATATTTTATTTTTGTTCCAGGTTTATTATAAACATTACCTTTAACTTTAAATACAAATGGTTTATTTAAATTAGACTTATTAATTGATTCTTGTAAATTTTCTTGTGATTGTATTTTATTATTTAAAACTCTTACCAATTCGTCTTGTATTTCTCTAACTAAATTAGCGAAACTTTTTGGTGGTTCAACTCCGTTTTTCTTTCTATATAAGAAATTTATACCGGAAATGTTTGTAATACACTTGTGTCCTCCGGAATTTGCCTTTATAACATCTAAACCATTAACTGTAACTTTTTCTAAAAGTTCTTTTTGTTTTGGTGATAAATACCTATATAGTTTTTTTGATATATTATTAAGGATATCTTTTAAACTATCATAACCTCTCATTTTAAAAGATGGTCTATCACCATATATTGCCAACATATCTTTAAATGTGAACCCAACAGATTTATTTTCCGCTTCTTGTTCTGCAACTCTTTTAATGTCGCCAAATGTTATTATTAATGAACTTAATTCTTTTGATTTATTTTGTAAAACTTCATCTTTAATTTCACCTAAATTTACGCCTTTTAACGCTCTCTCCGCCTTATATGGATTACAAGACGCTTGAACTGTTCCGAAAGGCATGCCTGTAACTAAAAAGTCGGCTTCAGGGAAGTTTTTAAATGGTGTATATCTATCATAACCTCCTTTTTTTATACTACCAAAACCATATTGTGAAATTATGTTTCCAACTTTTTCTAAGTTTTTTCCTTCCACACCTCTACTCTGAACGTAGTCTTCTTGATTTTTTTTCATTTCTTCTGGTGAAATAAACCCTTGTTCAGAAGCCATTTTTTTTATGTTGTTTAAAATACTTAATAAGGATGGTTTTGAATTTAAAACAAGACTCTCCATAAATCTATTATGGTTTTTATATGCCAAAATTAATTTATTTACAACCAAACCCATTAACATTTTGTTCCTTTTTAATGTCTCATCTTTGTCGTATCTAAAAAGAAAATTCATCACCATATCAGGTGTTATCTTATGTTCAATAAAGTTTGCTGAATCCACTGTTGATATTAAAAGGATGTCATCTGCTGAAAATATTTCTTTTGGTGATAGTATTTGTGAAACTGTTTCTACGTTTGATCTTGCCTCTCTAAAACTTGTTGATGTTTCTTTTTCCACTCCAGCCTGTGTGTCGTGATGATCTGTATGAATAACAAACATCGGTTTTCCGTGTGCAAAATCTACAAGAACCGGCATTATATCACCTTCCCCTTCTGGTTTTTTAACAGCAAATTCTTTACTACCATATTGTATTACTTCAGCATCAATAACTTCAATTCCATTTTGTTCCAAATAGTTTTTCATGGCAATCGCCGTAGTAACACCATCTAAATCTTGATGAAAGTATATTTTAGCCTTTTTGTATCTTTTTGCGATTTTATTTATGTCACGAATACCTGATTCTTTTATTAGTCTTTTCATACATAATAAATATGAATTAAAACAAAAAAACCAACATTACTGTTGGTTTTCTTCTGATACTTCTTGTAGTGTTTTAAAATACTCCACTCTTGTTTTTGCAACTTCAGTGTAGTTTGGTGATAGTTCTATTCCTAACCACCTTCTTCCAAGTATTTCTGCGGCCACCAAACTTGTTCCTGAACCAGCAAATGGGTCCAATACTATATCATTCTTATAAGATAATATTTTTATTGCTTTCGTTGGTATGTCCATAGAAAAAGTGGCCTTAGTTAAGCTCTTTGTATCTGCAAAATAGTTCCATTGACCAAATACAAGTTCCATGAATTCTTTTTTATCTTGTTCCTCATATACCACTTTCTTTTTTGTTGTACCATCTTCTTGTTCTACGTCAGTCGGCACCCCTTTCCACTGTGGTTCCCCTTTTGTTAACTTCTTTGGGGAGTTCTTATATGCTATTATTATACATTCTTTTGGGTTATATATATACGGTTGACTACAACTCATCCAAGATCCCCAAGCAGTGGTCTTACTTCTATGTGGAGAATCTTCTTCCAAATCAATAAGTCCGAACCATTTAAATCCAATTTCTTTCATCACATTCCAAATTTCAGAGACAATAAACACTCTACCCCCTCTATCCTTTAAATTAACTTCAAACGGAACATTAACACATATTCTACCATCATCTTTCAACACCCTGAACGACTCTTTTAACCATTTTTTTGAAAAATCTAAATATTCTTCTATTGTAGTATTATCATCATACACATCGTATGATATATTAACAGAATATGGTGGACTAGTGATAATTAAATCAATTGAATTTTCAGGAAGTTTTGACATAACCTCCACGCAATCCCCATTTATAATTCTATTTGTTTCTATCATTTTTTTACTTATTTTAATAATTCTGATTTATATTTTTTTAAGAAATTATAACAAAAATCAATCATATCGTCAACTCTTTGTCCTGGTGGTTGTGATTTAACCCATAATTCAAGATTCTCTTTAGAATTATCATTCCTAATTCCATTCTTATGATGTACTTCTTCATTTGGTTCTAAATATCTTCCTAATATTTCTTCCATAATTAGTCTATGTTCCAACACATAACCTATTATGTTATTTGGGTGTTCGGGTGAGTATTTTCTCACATACCCTGATTTCATTATAATTCTTCCACCTTTCCAATTATGGTTTTCCTCTCCTTTTCGTATACAACCACAAGATAAATGTTTACCTCTCCTAAGAGAACCTGTTGATGCCACAACTTCATTCCCACAATCACACTTACATAACCAATGATTAAAATGTTTACTACCATTATGACTAACTCTTTTTAATGGGGTTAGTTTTCCAAATTTTACCCCCTCAATATCAATTCTTTTTATTTCTGATATTCTTTTTTTAACAAAACAACCACAAGACTTAGAATTACCACTTTTTAAATGATGTGCCCTAACATCTTTTATGTTTCCACAATCACACTGACATTTGTAATATCTTTCACCTTTTTTACTTTCAAAATCAGATAATGATAATATAGTCCAATAGTTGTATTTTTCACCAATTTGTAATTCAAGTTTTTTCATAATATGTGTTTATATATAAATATCCCCATACTATGATTTTTACAACATACTACAATATTTTTTCTTCTAAACTTTTAATATGATAATCCAAATAAAATTTTGCCTTTTTTAAATCTTCAAGTTCTTTTTTTGGATCTTTTTTTCCTGCTCTTGAGATGTATTTAATTGTATTTCCTAAATTAAATCCTAATTGCCAATTATCTATCACCTTTATCGTTTCATAAACATTATTTCCTCCTCCGTAATGTTCTGGATGATTTACTTGCTCTTTACTCATATAGTCCTAATTCAATTAAGTATGATCTCACTTTTTTACCTAAATCCATATCGTTAGGATGTTTTTTTGCCAAATTTCTAATATCAGAATAAATCTGTGTACAGTTTTCTAATTTTTTTTCTGTGTGAGATAATGGTTGTTTGTACCCATACTCTTTTTCTTGTCTTAACTCGTTTAACGATCTTTGTTTAATATTTCCCATAACTTTTTATTTTAAAAATAATAAATTAGATTTTGTTTGTCAAATTTTTATGTTTAATAATCTTTGACTGAATCATATAATTCATTATTTTTCTTTTTGCTATAGGTATTAGAGTTTCTTTGAGTGGGTAGTTATTATTGTGGTTAATTCTAAATACTATTAATTTCCCATGTACATTTTCTTCGTGTAAGTTTTTAATTAAAGATTTTTTTACTTCTTTTAATTTTTCATCAAAACCACCTTTAGGACATTCACAGATTCTTTTTATGTGACATTTTGTTTCTAAATTACCTTTTTTAATTGGTTTAATTAAAAACTCATATAGGTATGTTTTATCTTTGTAATCTAAAAAAAATAACCCTTGTTTTGGTTCAATGTTTTTTGGGTTTTGTACTACTTCAATTGCGACAGTGTCATTTACAATATCCCAAATTGCTTTTGCGTGATTGAAATAGTCTTTTAACTTATCTGAAGAAAATTTACATATATGGTATATTTCAAGTATCTCTTCTTTTGTTAATAGTGGACAATCAATTGGTATTAAATCTGATATTAGTATTTCATCATCCGGGTCTTTTAACGTTCTATTCATAGTTAAATACTGACCTTTTTCAATTAATAAATTGATACTAGCAAGATGTAGTGATATTTCTTGAAACTGTGGGTATAACTTAAAATTATTTAAGTTTTTATCTAATTTTTGAAGATAATTTAAAAGTACGTATTGTTTGTGTTCCAAGTCTATTGGTTCTTGAAATAACCAGTCTGTTTTCATTTAATAATGGTAGTAATAAAAGTTTTTGTAGTAAATATATAAACCTTTATTCTGGAAAATCGTCTTGATATATAAGATATTCCATAACAATATCAAACTGATTTTCTCCGTAGGTGGTCCATTTTGAAGCGATTGGCATAATAGATATCCAATAACCGTGTTTATCCGGTCTTTGTTTTAAAGATCCGTTAGATTTAAAAGTATATTGATTAATAATTTTATGTATTTCAGAATCGGCGCTGTCCATAGCGTTGCCAACAGTACGAAAATCATGATCTTCACAATATGTTTTAATAATTAATTTTGTTTCTACGCTATTATATTTTGGATAATAAACAAAATCAGTAATTTCAACAGATTCAATATCACTTGAAACTGATGTTTCTATAATATACTGTAAGGTCT